ACCAATCAAGCCACTCTTCGGGGGAACCATGAAGATTCGATATTCCGGCATGATCTAAAATTATAGATCCTTCCTTGCCGGGATAGGAACGCAAAGCCCTTCCTATTTGCTGAACATAAAGAGCTTTAGATCTGATATTTCTTAAAATAATAACTCCATCACAGATTGGGACATCAAATCCCTCGCTAATCACATCGCAGCTAGCAAGAATTTTTATATCACCACGCTTGAAAAGCTCTACAACTTCATCGCGCTTGGAAAGCGGTGTTTTCCCCTTTAACAAAAAAGAAGGGATATTGATTTTATTAAATTTATCAACCCATTTTTGAGCTTCTTTAATTGTTCTTGCAAAAAGAAGCATTTTTTTGTTTGGTGCAAGTCTTTGATAACAACTCACGGGATCATCAGCTGGGGCATTGCACGTGAATACTTTGCACGGGGCTAGGAATCCTGCATAGACCAAACTCTGATAGCTTGGACCCTCCAGCGCATATTCAAAAATATCACCAAGTCCCTGACCATCTTTTCTATATGGTGTTGCAGTAAAACCGAGAATTTTAGCCTTGGAGCGCAAAATATTTCTTAACCACGTAGGAGCTGGACAATGATGTGCCTCATCGAAAACAAGAAGATCTGCATCAACAATTTTCTTAATTGATCTGCTCCCTTGTACCAAATGACATCTAGAATTTTTACATCCCCATTCATCAAGGAGTTTAGTGGTCTGCTCTTGAATTGCCATTCTATGACAAAGGATAACCGCTCTCTTGCCCTTTTCTTCTAAGCGCCTAACCAAATCAACCATGATAATGGTTTTTCCTGCTCCCGTGGGAAGCACATAGAGCACCGAATGCTTTTGATTCAAAAGAGTTCGTAGCGCCAAAATGGCTTCGATTTGATAATCTCGTAATGTAATCATACTGCCTTCCTTATTTAACAAAAGCCCCGAATTTGGGGTTCGGGGCCACACCCTCGCCGCTAGCTTTGTCTGATATCCTTCGGAGACATAAGAGTGGAGCTAACAGCTAAACATTATACTCATCCGGCAAGGAATCTTGTTCAAAAGTAATTTGATTCTGTTGTCCGTTGGGCCTTTGTCCTTTTTTCAAGTATCGGTTGAGACCCTCCTTGGGTCCTGTCATCAAATGATTGCCATACCAAAGACCGTCCCCGCCCTGCTTTTTGCCGTGGTATACATATCCATCTTGCCTCAGCGACTTATAAAGATCGGAGTCGTAGGGGACGGCCCAGGCATAAGCATAAGTGTTGGGATCAATCGTTTCATGGCCTTTTGCGGGTTTATCTGGATATGATCCAAAATCTTTAGATTTATTTTGAGAAGATGGGAAAGGCTGAGTAGGTTTAGGGCTTTGTTGTACATCCCCTTTAATAGACATGAGTGCATCATCTTTTTCCGGATCGTCATCGGAACCCAGATGAAACGTTTGTAAATAGAAATATTTTTTCGCGTTGGTCATGGCCTTAGGAGTCGCCTTATCCGAAGAATCCTCTCCTTCACCAGCCGAGCTAGTCATTTGTTTTTCTTCTGGCTTGTCGCTGTTCACGAGAGTATAAGAGACTTCAACAACGGTTCGATTAGCAATTCTATCGTTTCCGTTTCTGTCTTTTTTAGTTATTGATTCAGTTTTTATCGCTTCTATCCTCGGGAAACAATTAATGCGATATTTTGTAAAGAGCTTTTGCATTGTTTCTGCAAGATCGGCTTCTCGCACATAGTGATAATGTTGAGACTCGTTGTAGCCTGATTTCTTAATAATTCCAACCTCTTGCATGATGGCATTAATCTTCTGATTAAGTGTTAAATTATGAATATCGGTTGACAATGTTACTTCGTATTCCGGTTCTTTAGTCATTTTATAGTTCCTCTTTTTGATTAATAGTTGCTCTTAAAGACCACTTTGGCGCGAAAACCACCCCCGGAATTTCCATTGTGCGAGAGGAGGCTTCCCAGTCTCTTTTCATTTCTTCAGCATTTGGTTCCCAAGAAGTTTTTATGCGTCTGTAAGTTTCAGGCAAAATTTCTTTGTCCAGCACTACAGTTTTTATATGCTCTTGCCAGGAGAGCCTCGCATGTTCGATTGTGATACCATCTCTACCCGTAAGGGTAAAAAGTTTAAGCTCCTCTTCGATTATTGATTCCTCTAACTGTTTACATCTTATTTTATGAGATTTAACAATATTTTCCATCTGTACGAGCTGGGCTTTTAAATGGCCTATTTCATCATAGACTTTTTCTGCTTTTCTCTTTTTTTCCTGATAAACTTCCCATTTAGCCTCAAGATCTGGACTTAATACGCCTTGAGCGGCCAGCAATTGTGCTTGTAGTTGTTTTTCTTCTGTGTTCATTTTATCTGTCTCCGAAGGTTAGGGCTTTATTTCTTGTTTGTTTATCTTAAAAAAATCAGTCTTACAATAGAAAAAAGATATTTATTATGTTCGCATCTCAGCTTTCAGTGCCATCATCTTATGTTAAATCCCAAAAAACGGTTCCCCCAATTAACCCAGCAAAAACTAAAGAAGAATTTCTTTTTTCCTTTGCATTTAGACCCGATGCGGTCGACTGTGATCTCGACTGGGAGGCCTTCCCCCTGCCCGAACATAGATTTCTATGGGCTATGCTGCTTCGCGCAATTACAGACGCATTGGGCGACGCGAAAGTGCCAAAACCGGCAAGGAAATCTGCGCTAGCATATATAAAATCTAATAATTTTAGAGATTTTAGCTTTTTACGCATCTGTGCCTATCTCGACATTAATCCTATTTCTGTTCGCAGGCGATTAGGTCTATTGGGATAGCGTGGCTGCGTTGTTCATTGTCGAGGCCTTCTGCTCTAGCTATTCTGCCCCTCTTTTTGCGCAATTTTTGCCAGATTCGATAATGATCGCCATCATCATTGTAAACAAAAACAAGCTGTGGCGCCGTACCTTTACCAGATTTATACCAATAGTGTGTTCTGTTCATAACGATTACCTCTTTTTTGATTTCAGATTGCAGCAATCGATAGTGCGCAGGCAATCTTCGCACAAGACAGCTTTGCAGCGGCCACAACGCGCAGAGCAGCACATACAAACCTCGCGCTGACAATTGTTGCAGGCATTTATGGTCAGATCTTCGTCCGTAGCCTGGCAAAGATAACAACTCCCCACAAAAACTCCTTATTTATTCTTATTTAGCCATTTGGAAGTTTCTTCTTGGTCTTTTTTCCAGTCATTCTGTCCTTCTTCGCATTTTTCGCAAAAACCATCCCTTAACTCTTGCTTATGGCAGGTGTCACAGTAGAGAGCGCCACAGCCGTCACAGTGATATAGGCGCTCAACTTCGTTTGAGCCATTGCAAGTAGTGCAATTGATTAGCAATCTCATTTTTTGGTCTCCGAAGGTTAAGGCGATTCTGGCTTTTCTAAAATAGACACAATCTCGTACTCCGGGAACTCTACCTCATTCTTTTTGCTCCAATCGATCATCCATTCTGCTGTTATTTGCGCCACCTCGCTGGACTGCGGCGTGTGACCCCGTAGTATCGCTGTAAACCACCTCTCTGCTGGTCGACCCGCGTTGGGCTTGAGATCTATTGTGAGCCCATTGTAACGCTCGCAGCGAATATTCGCGATAGTACCAACCAGACATGCACAGTCTCCCTCATAACATGTTCCGTCTACTTTTCCACGCATTAGTGCGTCGTAAAGACCGATCGCTTCGGCCCTGGCGATATCAAGGACTTTAAAAAAGTCATCTCTTATGTGGCTCAAGTCGGCATAGCTCAAGTTGGCATAGCTCAAGTTGGCAGAGCTTAAGTTGGCCTTCTTACCCCTTGCTCCAAGAGACCTCAGCCAGACTGCGTGATCGTCTAAGATTTTTTTAAGATCGCTAGCTTCCATAATTCTCCTTAGTTTTTTTGTTCATTTTTTGGTCTCCGAAGGTTAAGACGATCGATTCGATCGCCTACTATTAATGGTATCGGATCAAACTACGGATTGCTACAGCTCTAGATGGGATTAGATGCAAAATCCGAGAAATACGTAGAGTGAGTGGGAAAATTACGCAGGGAGAGAAAATCCCCATCTTATAGCCTGGCTATGCAAAGTTTGCGTAGGTTAGCTCGTTGAGCGACGGTGGGGCAGTTTCGGCGCCCGAGAGGATTAAGTTGGGATAGGATGGGATTAGAATGGGATTAGGGCGTAGCTCCTCCGCCCAGCGATCCCCCCTTTTAGTTACCAGGGGTGCCTACGCACCCAAGCCCGGGAACGAGCTTACCTAACGAGAACTAGTTATTCTCGCTAACTAAAACTATAGGGGGTAGTTGTAACAGTAACTTAATTACTAACCGCGTGATTCTGGGCATGGCGCATACGCGCAGGAAGCGTGCCAATGCGTAGAACTACTGACGGGGTGGGGTGGGGGTAGACCCCTTTTGGCGAGGGAGGTGTGGGGGTGATCCCCTCCGCTATTTCGTAACCCTACTTTTAGGGCATGTCAAACCACCGTTCTAGAGATTTAGGAAGTGGGGCCATTGAAGACCCCGATAGGTTTACTTCTCGTTGGTATGTCCGATATGATCTAACGCCTGGCCAAGAAGCTTTTGTATAACCGCAGCTTCTGCAGGGAAGTAGGTCTTTGAATCTTTCCACTCACCAGTTTTCTTATCTTTAAACCTTTTTTTGATACTTATGGTTGGACCATAACTACTTTCCCAAACTGCCACGTCAACACCTTTTTCATTAAACGACTGTAGGGGTCTATTTTTTTCCATTTTACTATTCTCCTAGTTGCAAATAATACCGCACCTGTCATAACATGGAATTTACTCTTTAAATAGTCTTGTTTACGTGTGCATTTTTCTAAAAAAAAGAACCGTTTAAGAACCTTCGGGGCGACATAGGCCCTGACTGACTGAGAGACTCTGGGTAGTGATAAAACTTAGAAGTTGGCTACGCTCAAGGGAGTAGCTGATACTGTTTAATAAGGAACTTTTATCCTATGGCAACTGACATAGGTTTGTTTTCCTGGCAACGGGCTGGTAGTCGATCCAGTAATTGGGGCAACGTCCAGGTCCACCCTCATAGCGGTAGCGCTACAAAAAGTTCTGTTACATTTGACAGTACGAGTCTAGCTTTCTAGTGTACAGCTACACTGGTTAGCAGGCCTTAAAGAGTCCACCCCTAAAACTATGATGATAGGAAGGGATGCCCCAGGTGTATCTAGGGTATTGCAAAGCAGCTAATCATGGGTTATAAGAAAGGAAGTCCCATTGTGGATCGACACTAGAGGCGGGTGGAATTAACTCTCCAAAGACTTGAAGTTGCCGAAAGGCCAACCTTAGGTTTTCTGGAAATTAGCTCTGCCCCTTCTTTTTCTCATCATCTTTTAACCCTAGAACTTCCCTTCCGTGATAACCAAAAAAATATCTCCTGTATTCCCAAAGGGACTTACGAGTGTGTACGAGTTTATAATCGTGCCATCGGGTTCCCCCCTAGAAGGATTCCTATTACATATGAAGTCAAGGATGTTCCCGGAAGGTCTGGCATTCTTTTTCACGCGGGCAATTTTGTTTCCAATACGCAGGGCTGTATTCTCCTTGGTCTCTCCCTTTCCAAAGAACCCTACATCATTCTAGAATCCAGGCAGGCCATGGTGAGGTTTATAAGTCTTCTCAAGGGTCATGACGGGGGATCTCTTAAAATAGTCTAACCAAGAAGATTAAGCTTCTTTATAGTGAGATTATGACCAAAGGACAGGCCTCTCAAGTAGTGGCTATTTTCATAATTGTTATTGGTCTTCTTTCTTCTTTTGGCTACGCTTCCATTAAGCGCTCCTTGGACAAAGTTGACGAACATGATTCTAAAGTTGAGAGGCTAGAGGTTTCTTCTACTGAGGTCACAAGGAGGCTAGATCGCCTTGAAGAGAAGATTGATCGTATTTGGGATCGCCTTTCTAATTCCGGTCACCAACATTAGAGCCGTAACTCAAGTTGAGGGGTTAACTCTCCTTGCGGCTAGAAACCCCGCCTTTCCCTGTGCTCCCGCCATTAGGGTTCTAAAGAAAACCCCAAAGCCTGGGATCCAAGTTCTCTGGCGTTACTTTGGTAATTCTAATAAGTGTCTTAATCGCATTCTCAAAAGAGTCCCTAAAACTGTAATTTATATTCATCCCGTATATGGGGGGCACAACAATAAGATCCCAAAGAGAATCGGGAATATTGTTCGAAATATAGTCCAATTTACTCTTAAGTGGCCTCATGCTAGGTTTATCCTATCAGCGGGATTGGAGGACGGGTATTCTAGGGGTGTCTATAAAAGAGTTTATAGGATAATTGAAAACACTTTTTATTGGAAGCGACTTGAGATTGCACGCAATCCGGTTCGTCCTTCTTTTATTGGTGCTGCTGAGCATCTCGAGCTGCACGACAAAGCGCCCTGTGAAGCGGTATTTCGAGAGAAACGATCTAGAGTGGCATCTAGCGATGGGCTGTCGCTTTCCCCTATGGGTCTCTATAGGTATGCCCAAAAAGCGCGCCTTTCCTGTGACATGTTTTTTCTATGGCTACCCAGTTCCCAGGGAATTGGTCAATCTGGACAAAAACCCAGGGGAGACCCGCGAAAGAGGCAATTTAAGTTTTCCTCTAGCGATGTTCGGTTAGTATCTTCCATACTTAGAAATGGAAGGCCCAAGGGGCCGCCATAGGGAGTAGGGTGACGATATGATAAGAAAATGGCTATTCAAACTCCTCTTTGAACGCCTTCCCATTATCAAGCTTCTAAATGGTAAAAAGCGTCTTATTGGCAATATTCTCTTGTTTTCTGGCCTAATCCTTGAAGGCCTTCTTCGCTATTTCCCTGAAATTCCTCACATATCGGAGTTTAATTCCCAATGGGTAATTATGGTTGGAGCATTGATGGATCTAATTGGCGATGCGCACGCGAAGGTAAAAAAAGAAAGTTAATAGTGCCTAGAACAGAAGAATCCTTGAAAGCCCATCTTAAAGCTTTAAGAGCAGAATATAGAAGCACATTTAATAAGGATCTGCCCCCCGATCTTATAAAAGAGATTGTAGATGGCATTGTTCTTTCCCGGGCGAGGGTTTTTCTGGATAGACGTTTAGCTGCCCTAGGCCCCGAAGATTTAGGAACTCTTTTAAAATTGGTGACTATAGATGAAAGAGAAGTGCCAAGCGGGTCGGCCAACGATTCAGCAGCGGATGGAAGAACTGGAACAATCATGGGAAGACGCGGCAGACCCCGAAAAGACAAAGAAGCTCCAGGCGGAATTTAAGTATTGGCGAACTGGAGTCCCCGAAGTTGAACAAGTCCCAGTCATAAAAAAAGCTCGTCTTATGTTTATAGACGGCTGCACCTATGAGCAGATTTTCCTAGCTACCGGCCTTCCTTATAAAAACTATTGGAAAAAAAGAAAACATTGGGTGCATTGCCGCTGGATAAGAGATAAAAAACTAATTGAAGAAATTAGAAGAAAATCTATTGAACATAGCGCAACCGAGATTGTAGAAAAAGGCATTCATCTTTGTCTTAGTTTTCTTAATTCCTGTATCAACAAAAACGTTCCTTTAACGGTTAAAGATTTTAAATTAATTTCTGATGCCATTGCTAATATGCACAGGATTAAGCAGCTAGAGGCGGGGGAGCCAACCTCTATAGATTCTTATAAGGATATGACTCCCGAGGAAATGAGAAATTTTCTTATAGGGGCCTATAGGGAGGTTTATAGCAAACATAAAGACTTCTTTCTTCCTCTTCCTGAACCATCAAAAACTATCGATATGCCCACTTTAAAAGAAGAAGATGGGGAACCAATCAACTAGCCTTTCTCCGATAGCTGTTGATAAAGCAATTAGGGCTTTACGCAAGCAAGAGGAATTTTGGGATCATCTTAGGAAGATTGGATTTTATCCCCACAAGGGCCAAAGGCAGGTTCTCAAAGCTTCTGTTAACAATAAACATCGGGACTATAATCTTCTCTGTTCTCGTAACTTCGGCAAAAGTAGCCTTCTTGCCATCGACATGGTGCTAGATGCCGGAAGCTATCCAAATCAGAAGAACTATATAATCGCTCCCTTTAGATCCCAGGCCGATGAAATTTACCATCATTCGAACATCATGGAGCGGATCATTCCACCCTCCTGGCTCACTAAGGAACCTTTTAATAAAACCGAGCTTAGATGGAAATTCGCCAATGGATCTTTTATCAAGCTTGATGGTGCGGACAATGAAGAGGCGCTTAGGGGCTATAAACCCACAAGACTTGGCGTCGACGAGGGTCAAAGTTGGGCTGAATCCGCCTGGAATATTATGCGTCCCAACCTTCTTGCGCACAATGCGACCGTTTTTAAGATTGGCACTCCCCCAGATGAGGAAAATTGGTTTATAAAAGAAATGTTCTATGCTGAAAAGCGCGCCCTCGAGGACAAGCGTTATTACTTTCTTAGACGAACTATCTACGATAACCCCCTTATTCCTGCCGCTGAAGTTGAAGAGCTTCGCCGATCTATGCTGGAACGGGGGGAGGGGAACATTTGGCGCAGGGAATATCTCGCTGAATTTGTACCCGGAGGGGCTTATGCGATCTTCCCCATGTTCTCCGAGAAAGAGCATATCAGGCCTATTGAATGGATAAAGGCAAGGATAGCTAGAGACAAAGATAGACTTGAATACTATACTATCTCAGATCCTTCTGGCTCTCGTCATGCAACTTTACTTTTTGCTTATGATAGATATCACTCAGCGGCTTACATCCTTGATGAAGTCGTTGAAACAGACGCAAATAGGCTTTCTTGTGGGCAACTCAAGCCTAGGATTGAATTTCTCGAACAGCAACATTTTGGTCGTCATGAGGTCTCTAGGTTCTACGATGAGGCAGCCTCGCTATTCGCGGTGGAGATGGGCTTTCTTGATTTCTCCTATGGGCCAACTCATAAACGGCAAAATGAAAAAGACAACAACATCTCTCTTGTAAGAGATGCTATGGTTAAAGGAAAATTATGGGTAGCGGAGCAGTGTGTTAATACCATTTCAGATATCAAAAAGTATCACACCAATAATAAGGGAAGGATCGTTAAGGAACGAGATGACTGTGTGGACTGTTTGCTCTATTTTTTTGCCGAGTCTGGATATTCACTTACCTCTAAACCTTCGAATATTGAAACAAATGATAGACGTTTTTATGTCCCCTATGATGAGTTATATGGGAAGCGGGCGGGAGAAGCCGATTTTTCTCCTCATCACGACAATAGGGTTGATGAAGAATGGAATGTTGACTTTGATATATTACAATGACTGATTTGATATCTTTAATTGTCCTTACTGCTGCGATTGCCTACCTCTGGGGGAAGGCGTCTTCTTTTAATTTAATTGCCAAGGAATCTCTTCTTAGATCAATTGAAGCTTCTATTGCGATTAAGGCTCTAGAGAAGTCTTCCCATACCCTTATTCCCGTAAAAGCTGATATGAATGGACTTAACGAGAAAGACCTAGAAAGCAAGCTTAGAAGCATGGCTGGCCTTCCCATGGAGGATTATGAACATGACCTTGCTAGGGCTGGCTTTGATATAGATCCCCCAGAGGACCAGGTATGAACGAACAGTGTAAATGCTTCGATGGTATTGGTTATTGTTGTCCTAATTGTTTTCAGCCTTTAAGGCCAACATTTGTTTCTAATGAACTTCCTAAAAAATTAGAGGAAATAAAGAAAAATATCGAAGATGTAAAAATTCCCATTGATTGGTTTAAGGGTCCAAAGGAATAGGCATGGCATTTCCTTCTTATATAGGATCTTATGGAGGAGTTAGGGCTTCGGTCAAACCTCTTTGGACTCAAGAATTTGAAGATGATGATATTTTTTTGGAATGGGTAAAAGATGTCATTGGCTCCATTAAGGACGAGCATCAGGAAAGAACTGAACGCGATCTTAGATCGAGAGACTTCTATCTTGGCATTCAGTCTTTATCGCTCGGGCGTGAGGGTATTCCCAGGGATCGAGAAGGTCGCCCCATTGATCGCTTTGCAAGGGTTACTATTAATCAATCCTATGAATTGGTAGAGCAGTGGGTCTCCAAGATGACTCGCTTTGCCCCTGCTATCGCAGTTATTCCTCCCAATACTGAATATAATGATCGAATAGCTGCCAGACTTTCCAAGGAATTTATCGACTATCTTTTCTATCAAAATGATATTGATGATATGTTAGAAGAGGTTGCCAGATTGTCTCGCATTGAGGCCGAAGCTTATGTTGTCGTGGATTGGGATCGTTCTATTGGTGACTATTCTCCTGATTATCAAACTTCTCAAAATCTTGGATTAAGAATTCCCCTGATCGGTTCTGATGGTCGGCAGATTCTAAGCGATGAAAGAGAGCCTCTTTGGATAGAAAAAGGCCCCAGAGTTGGCGATGTGCGGTATCGTCTCTTTCCTCGCCGCCATGTGATTTTACAGCCCAAGACAAGATGGAAGGAGGTTGAATGGGTCATTATTGTAACGACCCAGGATATTGATGAACTAAAGGCCCAATATCCCGAAGAGGCGACCGGGCTCGATCTTAAAACTTCCGGTAATGGATTTTCCTTAGATCTCTTTGAAGCTGAAGGAGAATGGAACGAGACTCTCGTTTATGAGCTTTATCATAAATCTACTGAATTTTTGGATTCCGGACGTTATGTGAAGTTTACAGATGGCGCCGTTCTTGAAAGCACATCTTTAAAAGATAAGGTTGGACATCAAGAGCTTCCGGTTGCCAGGCTTTCCAACATTGATATCCCTGGCATGCTCCATGCGCAGTCCCTGGTTGAACAGCTTATGCTGCTTCAGGTAATGTTCAACAATCTCTCTTCGATTGCCTATACGAATCTTGCCCTAGGTTCTCATTTATATTGGCTAGTTCCGGCACAAGCTAATGTTGACATCTCTAAGCTCAGAAATTCCTCCTCAGTTATCAAATACAACGCTGGAATGCCTCCTCAGATTCAGCAATTTAAAACTGTGGGCGGAGAGCTGTTCCAGGCACTCGAATTTGTTTCTCAGTGGATACAGAGGATTTCTGGTATTCAGGGGGTTTCGCGTGGAGAGGTACCTCCTGGTATTGAGGCTGGGGTCGCTCTTGCGTTTCTAGAGGAGCAGGAAAATCAAAGAGCTAATACGGATATAAAGAAACACAATGCGTTCATTAAAAAACTTGCTCGTCTTTCGCTTGCTACTGCGGGAGCCTTCTACTCGGAAGGCGACGGAAGAACTTTGCGTGTGGTTGGAAAAAACAACCAATTCTCAATTAAGGCCCTTGACATCGCTAAGCTTGGCGGACCATACGATATTCGCGTACAACGAACCACGGCTCTCTCTGAGTCAAAGTCTGGAAGACTCTCTCAGATCCTTGCTCTAGAGGGGCGTTTCCCCGGCAAGATGCCCTGGGAGCAAGTGACGGATATGCTCGATTTGGCCAACGATCAAAAGTTTTATTCTCTTGCTACTGTAGCCGTACAAGCGGCAGAGAGAGAAAATGAGCTTATGGCCGAAGGTATCCCCGCAGCCCCGTCCGTTGATCACGAAGAGCATATTGTTCACTGGTTTTCCCACGTAAAGTATATGAATTCAGCATCTTATAAGGAAGATCTGCCTCCCGAGAGAAAGAAATTCTTTGAACTTCATGTCCTTGGAACAGAAACTCTTATGCACATGAAGGCTAGGGTTAATCCGACTTTCCAGACAAGGCTTTTGGAGCTGGAGAACTTTCCAATTTTCCTAGATATTGCCTCTATTCAGGCGGCTTTGGCTCCTGCGGGGCCGCCCCCGGGGGGCGAAGCCCCTTTGCCTCCTGGCCCACCCCCAGAGGAAATAGGCCCCGAGCCTACCAGCTCTGGGGAATCACCTCTTCCCGGCATGGAGCCACTACCTCCTGCCCCACCCGCTCCGGGCGAACAACCCGATGCGCAGTTATTGGGGTAATTATCGCCCTGACGGCATGGTAGGGGATTAAAAAATACCCTAGCGTAGTTCTACGCATATACTTCAAAATTGAGGTGTGGAAGGCGAGTCTCTCGCCGCCATGATTTAGACCCACTTAAATAGGGTACATGGATAACACTAACAGCTCCCCACCCCCAGGAGAATCGAACAATGGGGCTATTCCCTCTGACAACACAGGCCTTTCTTCTTTTGGCGCTAGACCAAATAAGATAACTATCAAAAATATTCCTTCTGGTGGGGGGTTGTCCCTAGATACCTTTAATTCTCTGCTTGGCGTTGAGATTAAGGACGAGCCAGACCCAGATCCCGAGGATGAGGTTATAGCCGAAGAGATCGAAGTCGAAACTTCTGAGGTTAGCGAGGAGAAAGATGAAGAAGAGACCCAAGAGGACGACGCCCAAGGCCTGGAAGCGCTCCCGAAGGATACTAAGGGCATTAAGGCAAAAACTAAAGATGGCAAGGACGTTACTCTTCCAGAAGATCTCGTGGTCCCCTGGAAAGTCGATGGAGAAGTAAAAGACATCCCCCTTAAGGACTTCATGGGGATAGTTGCGGGGGAATTAACCGTTAATCAGAGGCTTGGTAAGCTTGCCTCCTTCAAAGAAGAGCTAAAGAGGGAAAGAGATGCCTTTATTGATAGAAAGAAAGAAGATCATCTCGAGATGGAGAAGATTCTCCATCTTTGTCATCAAGGTCAACCTGAAGCAGCTCTTTGTTTCCTCGCGGAAAGGGCGGGGAAATCGCCCGTTAGTCTTTATAAGACTCTTCTTTCCAACGTTGACAAGGCCTATCAAGTTTTTAAGGATTGGCCTACAGAAAAAATAGAAAATCACTTTCTTCAACTCGAGCTTAAACATAATCAAGAACAGCAAGATAAAAAAGAAGCTGCCGAGGGAAAGAAAAGAGAAGCTCATGGCTTTTTGGCCGACTGCGAAGATCAAAGAAAACAGAATGGGCTCTCTGAAGACGAATTTGCTAGTTCAGCAAACTATCTTGCCGAAAAAGGTGATTTCAAGGGGCTTTCCAGATCCGACAGATTAGATCGGACTCTGGAACAGGCTCTTTATGTAAAACATCTTGGCATGGTCGATGCCGCAGTGAGAAAAATAGATCCTAAGCTTCTTAACAACGAGAACCTTCTAAGGGAAGTTCTTCGAACTACAAACCCACATGATTGGTCCGTTGAAGAGATAGTTGAGGTAATTAGAGAAGTCTTGAAGGGTGAGACTTCTCGCATTGCAACGAACCTGAGTAAGAAGGCTCCTGCGGCCAGCAGAGCCGCCTCCGAAAAGAAAAGCGAAGCAAAGCAAAAAAAGACGGTCAGATCCGTTTCGGATCTGGGGCGGGCTTTTGGCCTAGTTGGCTAAGCGCGCCATTAATTTTTTGACTTTGAAACTTATTAGGAGGCCCCCGTGGCAATTACAGCTTTTGGAGATACTGACTATTCGGCGCTATTTAAGCGCCTCTACGGCGAATATGCCGATAATATGTACGGCTCTGGCATTGAAGATCCGCTTGAAAGTCAGATTCCCAAGAAATTTGACTTCATCGGTGCCGAAATGCACTTCCCAGTTAAGATTGGATTTGGCGGCGGTGTGAGCTTCGGCTCTCTCGGTACAGCCAATCGTTCGAAGAATGTAGATGTTGTCCTTACTCGCAAAGCAGCTTATGCGCGGCTTAATTTGGATCGTGAAACGATTGTTGCCTCGCGTGGTAAAGCGGGCGCTTTTAAAGAGGCGACTCAAGAGGAGACGGTAGGTAAAATTCGTTCCTTTACTCGCACTCAGGCGGCTCATCTTTTTAACGATGGCACTGGTATTTTGGGTCAGCAATCGGGCAATGCTGGTGGCACGGCCGCAGCTCCGACTCTGACAATCCTTAATACTGGCACCTATCGCTTTCGTCAGGGGTTTTTCGAGGAAGGTGATTATGTCAATGTTCGTACATCGGGCGTAACCCTTCTTACGAGTGTTTGGGAAATTACTGATGTTAATACCTCCACAAGAGTGGTCACCTTAGCCCGTCGTCTTGGCTCGGATGATTTAACCACGGTGGGGGGCGGTACTCATGACGTTATCCTTCAGAATGCTCTTAGTGCTGCACCTAGCGGTCTTATGAGTGCGGCCAACTTGGATTCGGGAACGCTTTACAGCGTGACTTTCGGTCGAAGATGGTCTCCTTATCAAGATGAATTAGCAACTGCTTCCTTGATTACTGTGGATCTGCTCAACAAGGCAGTTCTTCAGATGGATCAAAGAGCTGGGGAGCCGCCCAATCTGATTGTTTTTGCGGTTAAGCAGATGGAGCTTTTCCTTAATCAACTTGAAGATAAGAAGCGTTACAATTCGGGAGAGCTTAAGAGTAAATCAAACAAGCTCTCTTCAATGGCCGATGTTTCTTTCTCAACGATTGAATACATGGGTCCAAGGGGTGTTATCCCGATTGTGTCTTCCCGCTACGTGCGAGATGACACCATTTACTTGGTTAACACCAATAAGATGTTCCGTGCTCATGCTGAGAAATTTGGATGGTTCGATGAAGATCGCACTGTTCTTCTTAGGCTCCAGGACGAGGATGCTTACGAGGCTCGTTATGGTGGTTACTATGAGAACTATTTTAATCCACTTCATGTAGGCAAAATCGACAATTTGGCGACTAGCTAATTAAATTAAGGGGAGAGCCCGAAAGGGCCTCCCCAATCTTCAAGGACAAGCCATGAAAGATGTAATGTTGTGTGTTCAACCGAGTCCGAGAGTCGTTCCCCTAATTATTGAAGGGGCGGACGGTACTCCGGAAATCACAATGGGAAGCGGTCACGCAACAGTTGCGGACACCGGCACCGGTATTTACACCGTAACTTTAACCAGGGCCTTTGCAAGAGTTCCCCTTATTTTACTTACTCCGATAATTGCAAATACGGGGGATGAGCTTTTTGCAATGCTTCGTTCCGTAGCCGCTGGAAGTTTTATTATAGAACTTTCCGATGATACTGGCGCCCTGACAGATGGGGATGTGCACGTGATGGTACTGGGCTTTGAGAGTGCTTCGGTAAGATAATGTCATGCGGAATTAGTAAGAAAAAATATAGAAAAAAATGACATTAATTAATGGTTCATCCGATAGTTTTTTATCGGGCCACACCAAACTACAACCGGCCACCGTCTCCCCCATCCCCGGGGGAAGGGCCGGTCTTAATGTCATAGCCTTTTCCAGCACTATATTAATAGCTACGGAATCTGTTGTTTTAGGAACCGCAACTTCTTTGGTCTCATCGGGCTCAGCCGCCAAGAAGGGTGATCAGTTAAAATTCACTTCTGGCAGCTTTCTTAATTTAACTTTTGATATTATTGATGTTGCTGGCACTACCTACACACTAGGGCAAAGACTCGCCTCTTCTCCTGCATTTGGGGATACATTTCAAATCTTAAGATATCACCCCCTTATTCTAAATAGCTCTGGCAGCATTACTGCCTCTGGAGACCCCAGCGCCAATACGGTCTTGAAATATACAGAAGTGACCGGAGTCGGAGTTAGCACATTAACAACGATTGCCACCTATACGGCAATAGCAACAACGAGAGTGAATAGAATTCTGTGTTCAGGGACTGATTATGCCAAATTTAGGCTTGTTAAAAATAGCGTCATCATAGGAACTCTAAGATCTGGACCTGGTAGAAATATAGAGTTTTTGGTGGATATATCGCTGACCACCGGGGACATCTTGGATGCCAAGGTGATTCATTTTAATACAGGTTTTACTTCGGATTTTGAAGCTTTAATTTTGGGATTTTAAAGCGACGATTATGGCGGACCTACCTATTGTTCAACATCAAAATTGGGATGTCGTCGTTCCGGAAGACGTAAAAAGGCTTTGGCTCGATATGCAAGTTCAAGAATTTAAATCAAGAATCAATAGAACAAAACAAGATATTGATGACATGGTAAATGGGAAAGTTTTGGGTTTAAAAGCAAATTTAAAAATGCTCGAACTTAGTCTTCAGGAGTTGGAAAGTAAACGATCTAGCATTGTTATAAAAGGAGAATAGTATATGGCTGATGGAAGTTTTCCCACATTGGTTTCTTCAGATAGAAATTCCAATAGCGCAACCAATCCTATTCATGTCCGTTTAACGGATGGAACCGATTCTAGTTTGATTGATGCAAGCGGCAATTTAAACGTAATTGCTCTTGGCACTTTCGCGGAAGATTCGGTGCACGTTTCGGGAGATAACGGTCTTCAGATTCTAGCTGTTCGTTCCGACGCTGGCGGTTCTTTTGCTTCGGCAACAGGCGATTATACTCCTCTTAGTATTACTTCAACTGGAGATTTGAGAGTAAGTCTTGATGGCGAAACCGTAACCGTAACTTTTGCAGATACAAAAGTTGATGATTCGGCTTTTACTGTTGCGGTAGATAAGGTATTTCCAGCCGGTTATCTCGCTGACGAGACTGCGACCGATTCTGTGGATGAGGGCGATGTCGGCCTAGCCAGGATGACTTTAGATCGTAAGGTTCTGACGAGAGTTGTCGGGGCGACTGATGCGAATCGTCTGGACATCACTGCTAGCGGCGAAGCTAAAGTCGATATCACAGCCCAAACACTAACAGCATTAAAAGTTAGCAAAAACAGCTCGGCAAATAGTGAGACAAATCCAATCTTCGTGCAACCCGTGACAACTGCCGTTTCGGGAGAGGAGATTCACGATTACAACACGGGCGCGGCAATCGCTTCCGATGCTACGAGTAATCATGATTATACCGTTGCTGGCACTACATTCTTCCTAAGGAGTCTTATCTTCTCAGCTTCGGGCAGCATAAAGGTAGAAGTTCAGACCGGCCCCGTATTAAGTCTTGTTACCAAGGCCGTTGGATTTCTCGGTAGAACCGGAGAAATGCAGCAGATGTTCTTCGATCCTCCGATTGAAGTTCCTGTTACCTCAACGGGGACCGTGAGAGTTATAAGAACCAATAGGCAGGGTGCTGCCATGGATGTATATACTACAATCATAGGAAGCGACGTATAGGCTTAGATGACTAAAAATAAAAAGGGGGAATCTCCCAAAGAGGTTCCCCCTCAAATCAATTCGGACACATTGAATGTGATTAGAGGCAATATGGATATAGCCACTATTCATCTTTTAACTGCCATTAATACGAATCTTGTAAAGATAATAAATTTGCTATCCAAGAAGGGGCCGGGTGTCTGACATAACTATTGAAAAACATCTTTTTCGAGCCACCACTACTCAGGTCCTTTCTGCTGGCCCTTTAAACTTTACAACCTCGTTCAGTACGGATTTTAGACTTATGGTGATTTTCCTTGCCTTTTCTGCAGCGCTTGAAACGGCTCAAACTTTAAAGGTGATTTTTGATAGTAAAAATGGCTCTGGATATGATGTAAAGCTTTTAAATAGCGCTCTTTCTACTGGAATAACTGATACGTTTTATCAGCCCGCGCAGGATTTGATTTTAGAAGATGGGGATGAAATCAAAGTAACGCTAACCAATACTGGTACGCCAAGTATAACCGCACATCTTACCATATTAGCAATTCAAGAGTGATATGACTTTAATTTTAAACGGACAAACATCTATAAGAATTCTGGAAGAAATAACAGAAACGGGAGGACATTATCAATGCTTTGGGGATTATTTAAACGTAACGGCTTTGGGCAAAGCTAATTTTGATTATTCATGGCCAATGCCGATTTCTGTTTACGGCGCGGCTTTTACTACAACAGGCCCGCACAATGGTGATGAGATTTCTGTAATTGTTGCGCCACAAGTAACTATTGGCACAATCACGCAGGCCGCCTTGGTGGGCGCCACTATAATTACAGTTTCTCAGTCCGTGATTGACAATATGAGAGTTGGTTATTATTTGACCCTTACTGACGGAGTAAACACTAATGACGTGGGAAGATGTAAGGCAATTAACGAAACAAGCCTTACTCTTACTGTGGAAATCGCAACAACTAGCGCTTTCGCCCTGTCCCCGGCCACCTATTGCAAAAGAGATATTAAATTTATTTCAAATTACAAAATAGAAGCAGCTTGGCAATATGCTATAGGGGCAGTAAAAATTGGCGGTGCCCATGTACCGGCTAATACGACTTTAAGATTTCTTTACGACAACAAAAGTGGCGGATCTAAAAAGCTTCCTTTTCATATTGAGTATACATATTGATGAAAACGGGCGAACTGTTAGGAATTTTACTTTTAGGATTTTTACTTGTTTGGGGACTTGTGGATTATCTTGCCTGGAAAAGTGGCTATCAAACCCTTTCCCGGTGGGCAATTAAAGAATCAAAAAAAAGAAAACATTTCGCTTGGGGAGCTTTAATCGTTATTTTAACATTTTCAATTTGGCTTATTTTTCATCTTGAATTACCAATGATAATTTTAGGAAATTGATATGGCTAATACAGCAACGGCATTAACTGCAGTTCCCATGGGGTGGGGACATACCGGAACGGGTGGGCTCGTGGTTCCTATTGTTGTTACTTTCGATACTGTTGGGGTCGATCTCACGGTCTACGACACGCCCACGAATGTTTATTGTGCAATTGTTGGCATGCAGTATGGCGAAGCCTCTGCCCATAATCTTATTATTAAATCAGGATCTCAGACTTTGGTTACATTAGAAATGCCCGTTAGTACTGTTGTTGATGACAGGATTGGGGACGGCTTTAAATGCATAACCAGACTCGGAGAAGACTTGATTATGCAGGTAACTACGGCAGTGATTTCATCGATGTTAGTTTATGTAACAGAATTTAAAATGTTTAAGTGGTAATTAAAGGAGAGTGAAATGAGAAATATTATAACTTGTAGGGGGGTCTTGGTTCTCTTGGCTCTCCTTTTGGTAATTCCGAATGTAGCCAATTCACAGCCCTGTCAAAAACTGGGCAATGATGTTTGGTGCGGCGATACAGGCGTTACGACTTTGCAAGCCGGTAGTGGAAAAACTGTTGATGTGACAATTAATAATAGTAAAGTTTCTTCGCTGAGTTCTACCGGAGAAACATTTTCTGGGACTCTTATCGGCACGGGGACTGCAACTCTGGGTTGGGTCATTGTGGCAGGTGCCAACACTGCCTGCACTACGACTTGTGTAACTCCCTGTGTATTTGGGGTGAATAATGCCGCAACCGAAGCGGACATCGTTGGCTGTGCTGATGCTACCGCAGATGAATGTCTTTGCGCTGGTGCTTCGTAATAAACATGGAAGGCCCGCCAGGGCCGCCATGAGTTTCCAGGGGAAATGAAATGGGTTGGTTCGACTTTCTTCCCGATGTTGGCCTTGGAGATATTGCCGAAAGTGTTGGCGGTCTCTTTGGAGGTGGCGGCGGTGGTGGGGGTGGCACTAGTGGTGGAGGAGATGGCCTTTTTGATGCTTTTGGAAAATATCTCAAATCCCCAACTGGCATAGGACAACTCCTCACCACTGGATTGGGGCTCTATGGTCAGGTTACCAAAAGTGACCTGGAAAGAGAACAAAGTGAGGCGGCTTTGGCAGCTCAGAAGGAAAATGAGAGATTCAAATTTCTAACTGAGCTAGCCAAGCTTAAGTATCTTAAACAGGGAGGGGGCGGCGGTGGGGGCGGTGGTGGCGCTGGCACCAATAGAAATGCTGAGCTTATTAAAATTCTTTCTGCTGGACAAACCGATATGCAACAAGCGTTAAATGCGTTAACAACCGGCTATGTGAGTGCATTGAAATAATATGGCTTATGCAAATAAAATGGCTTCTCTAGTAAACTTCACTCCGGAACAATTAGACGTCCTCAAGAATCGTCCAGGAACTGCTAGTGGTCAATTTGGATCAATTCCTAATATAGAAGCATACTTTGGCAGCCAGCCTAGACCAGTAATAAGGCCGACACCTGAAACGATACCCACTATGCAATCGGGGACTTTTCAAGCTGCTCAAACCATGGCCCCCGAGCTTCCTATTGGTATGATTGGAAATCAGTTTCAAGGCTTTGGTCAAATTGAAGCACAAAAGCAACAGGAGCTTCTAAATAGGGCTAGGGATTTGGGCATGCTAGTTCCCTATGGCGAATCAAGATCCCAGGCAGGAAGCCCCCATTTTATACGCCTTCCTGGTCAAACTGGTCTTGCCAGCATGTACACATCTGGTGGGCAGTTTAGAAGGGATTTGAAAAATGCTCCACCTCCCATGACTCGGCAATTTGATCCTAGTAGTTTTAATCCCGCTGCTCTAAGTGGACACGGCCTTCAGCAGCTAGCTTTCGCCAAGGAAATGGCTGCTGAAGCTGAAAAGGCTAGGATAATGGGCTTAATTCCTGGTGCAGCTCCCGCTCCAGATATCACCCAAGGATCTCCTGGTATGCGACCGCGAGAAGATAGGGATGGACGACGAAAAAGAAGGCTCGGTCCCACTCCTCCCATTGGGCCAACTCCTCAGATTGGACCTCCCTTAACTTTGGCACCAACTCCTCAGATAGGACCACCTTTAACCTTAGCTTCAACTTCCCCCGCGTCTTCTCTGCAGGCACTCCAAAATGCTTATGCTAAAATCTTCGAAGAGGCCCAAAGATATGGTTAGTCCCCGAGAAGAAGAGGAACGAAGAAAGCGTCCGGGAGGAATTCCTCCTGCCGTACTTCTCGGAGCTTCTCGTATGGTTCCTGAACTTTTTGGTTCTGCGACAACTGCTGCTCAGGGCCTTGGCGCCATTCCTTCTTATATGTCTGGAGCGCAGGCTGGACTGGAGTCTGTAATGGCTGGACCAACGATTGAATCCGCAGCTCTTCAGGGACTTCCTTCCATGCCCTGGACTTCCCCTCTTGGCTCTTGGGGTCTTCCCGTGGGCGCGCTTGGGGCTTATCAAGCCTATCAAGGACTAAAAAAAGGAAAGCCCATGCAAAGTGGTATCGGGGGAGCAATGATTGGAGCCTCAATAGGTGGTCCTCCCGGTGCGCTAATCGGTGGTGTTGTGGGCGGCGCTGGCGGTTTGATCTCTGGTCTGTTTGATAAGGATATGTACAAGACCGAAGGAGATAGGCTTAGAAAGCTTCAAGAGGCTGGAGTTAATATTCCAAAAGAACTATCCCTTCCTATGAATCTTACCGCGGGGCGGAGCAAGGAAGAACTTGTGGCCCAAGAGCGGGCCAAAGAAGCCGCTGGTCAATATTCTAATGTAAAGTTTGCCCAATCTAGAAATGAAGCCGATCTTAAGCCCGAAGATATTTGGGGCTATTCAGCTTTTCTTAAAAAAGATCCAGAATGGTTAACTGGCTTTTCGGAAGATGATAGGCGCAAGGTTGCTCAGAAAGCTTTAGACCTTGGCCTTGTAAGAGAACACCATGGCACAATCGATATAGGCGAATCTCCCGAACTTGATGAATTTATGCAGGGTGTGAAGGGCGTGGAAGCGGCCGCTCCTACAGAAGCTGGACAAAGAAGAGTTACGTCCGAAGGGAGAAGAAAAAGAAGGCGTCGCAGGGAGGAAGTTGCCCCCCCGCCGACTATGCCCACACCCCAAGTTAGTCCACCTCTTACTATAGCACCACCTTCCGCCCGTTCTTCTCTTGATGAGCTAGCAGAGGCGTATGCTAGGATTTTTAGAGAAAATCAACAAATGCCAGGCACTTATTAAGGAGAATTTATGCCCAAAGAAATGTTAATGAAAATGGCTGAAAAGCTACAAGAAATGTCCTCAGAACTTGAAAGTTATGCCAATAAAATGGAGGAAGAGCCCGAAAAAGAAGAAGAAAGCGATATTGCGAATGAGGGGAGTAGCCATCTTTTTGGTGAGAAAAATGAAGGGGGCGGAGAAAAGATGAGAATGGCCGCAAGCGCTATTAGAAAGGGCATGAGTAAGAAATATTAGGCGATAATATGGGTAGTAATATGAAATATGTCGGCGATCAGATAACGGTCGTACGGCGTGACACTAGAAACGAGGATGTTCCTACTGCCGCATCCCAGGTTGGGATAGAGACGGCAGATATTCTTCGCTACCTTAACTATGCTCAAGAGAGGCTTCAATCTTTAATTCTAGTCTCATCCCCTCAGACTTTTCAGGCTGAGAAAATAATTTCTCTTGTGATAGATCAAGAGGCTTATACGATTTCAGATAGAGTTTTTGCGGGAGAGAGGATTGTTAATGTTGAATATTCTCCAACAGGAGATATTTCTAATTATTATGAAATCTTTGAAAGAGCGCTTAGTTATAGAAATACCTATAATCAGACTAATCCCACTTTCTATATAAGAAGGAATGGACAGATTCTTTTAAATCCAATCCCCAATCAAGCGACAGGAAAGATTCGCGTTACCTATGAACGTCAATTGGACACCACGGATATTCGACGTGGACAGATTGACGTTATAACTCTTAGTTCAACTCAACTTACGGCTCTTACCCTTGACATCGCGACAGACGACGACGTGGCTCTGGAGGCAGCCCAATATCTTTGTATCAACGATAAGTATGGTACTGTTAAGATGTATAACATTCCAATTACGAGCTATAATGATACTACAGGAGTTGTGACTCTTCCCGCTTTTACTTTCGCTTCTGGCGAGACTGGTGCGGTAGATAACTACGTAACCGTTGGTCAGTATACAACGACTCATTCAAAGCTTCATGATATCTGCGAGCGCTACTTGGAGACCTATGCTGCGATGAAAGTTTTTAAAAGAGACTCTTCTTCTGATGCTGCCGACTTCGCAAGAGATCTAGATGCCATGGAATCCGATATCATAAGAACCTATCAAGAAGCAGATAAAGATGAAAAGGACATCCAGATTTCAAATGAATCTTTGATGCTTGGGGGGTGGGGGGTCTAGAATGAAAAAGTGTAGTACTTGCAAAGAAGTTAAAGGATTGTTGGAGTTTCACAAAAACCGCGAAACTCGTGACGGCTTACAAAACGTTTGTAAGGTTTGTAAGCATGGCTATCACTTAGCCAAGCCCTGGCTAGCGAGGGCGCGAAATAAGAAATATAAAAAGCTCAATAAAGAGCAAGTAAATGCAGGGGGGAGGCGTAGGGCAAAAAATCATCCGGAGTGGGCAAGGAGGGGCGCGGCCAAACAAAGAGCTACTAGATCGGAGAACGTTAGGGCTAGAAAGCTGCCCTACAAAGCAGTTAAGAGGAGGGAGCTTGCTAGGGGCGTTTGTTTAGTTTGTCGGGTCCCCAGGGCCGAAGCTCATCATTCCGATTATAGCAAGCCCCTTGAGGTAGTTTGGTTGTGTAGAATTCATCACAGGGCGTGGCATAGAATTTTTAGAATAGAGAGCTAACTGTGGTTTTGAGTGACATTGTTTACATGCTTAGAGAGGTACATACGGCCATGGGCTCTTTGCACATTGAAGGCAATGATGCGGAACTACTTACGACTCTAAGAAATAAACTTGGGATTATAGTAAATGCGCTAGTTGAAAAGCCCGTACAGCAAATTAACGAGGTGAGCGACGAACGGGGGGAGCGAAATGTCTGAAACATTATCCTCGGGCCTAACACTCACCATTCCTCTTAGGGGCGAAGTTAATTGGGAAACAGTTGTAAGAACCGCATTCTCGGCTATTTCCGCCCACGACCACACGGGAAGTGGCAACGGCCTTCAGATAGCCACAGCGGCTATTGCCACGGACGCGGTAACAGACGCTAAAATTCTTCTTAGAAACGCTCAGTTTCTAAGAGGTAGAAATGCAGCAAATAGTGCTGATATTAACATTCTTGGTCTGGACGTTTCTAATAACCTGGAAATTCGCAGCACCACCGCTAAGGATATAGAGATGTTGCCAGCAGGAACTATTAGATGGCTCTTCAAATCTAATGGGAACTTTGAACCAGATGCCGACAACAACACCAATATTGGCGTAGATACCAAGCAGGCAGCTAATGTTTACACTGTAAATCTAAACCTTGGACAGGCCGATGTTAGGCAATCTGACGGGGTTAAGGTTATAGAGATAGGAAACGCCAATACCGTACCAACTACCAACCCCACAGACGGGGGCGTTCTGTATGCCACTGCGGGATCTTTGAGGTGGCGCGGATCGAGTGGGACCGTTACAACAATAGCCGCGGCTTAGAATGTGGCAACAAGAACCATTGAAAAACGATTCGCCAAGAACTTTAGGGGCCTTGATCTAAGAGATCCGGACCTTTTAAGGAATGTTGATTACGTTCCTGAAATTAGAAACGCGGTAACCACTCCCACCGGGAATTTAGACAAACGAGCCGGTTATAAGATTAGGCTGGATAAAACCACTGCCCCCAACTTGGGCCTTTTTACTTCTGTTCACCAAAATACAACGACAGGCGCGACAACGGAAGAAGTCGTTGGTCTCACTGACAAGCTCTACAGGAGGATTGGGACTTCTGTTTTTACAGTCCAATATGTGGGTGGGGCGAGTTCTGCCACTCTTTCCTTTCGTATTGATTCCACAACTGCAACCTTTAAATGTTATTTAGATGCCGCAGGGACGATCACTTCATTTGATGTTGGAACCGGTCTTGAAGCTGTTCCGACAACGCTAACTAGCCTTGCGGCGTCTATTGATGCTCTAGCCGACTATACTGCCACTGTGACCGCTGCGGTGGGGGGCTTTCCCGCGGGAACCACTTTTCCTTTGGTGCTTACTCAAGATATAAAAGCAGCAGCTTTTAGCTTTACCATCCATGAATGGCAGCAAGTTAACCAGACAGTTACCGACCCTTTCGATACTTATGAATCTAATAAATATGGTTCAGATTTTCACAACGCCCATTTGCTTAACTATGAGAATTGTATATTCATAGCAACTGGATATGAAACCCTTCATAAATATGATGGACAAACGGTTTATAGGGCCGGGCTCCCGGAAGCCACCACCAATCCAACCACAGCTCTTACTGGAACCGGTTTTACGGACACAGGGGTTAATTATTTCTACCGATATAAGCAGGTGGACAACAGAGGCAATATTAACTTTGGCGTGGAATCCGACATCTCCTCCCCCAACCTCTCTCCAGCTAACCAGAGCATCAACGTTACAGTTACAAATTCCCAGGCTGGCTCTGGATTTAACACAAACTGCGCGCTGGTAAATGGCAATCAAGTCGCTGTTACCACCATTACCGTTACTGCCTCCCCCCACACCCTTAAAGTTTCAGATACGGCTTATTTTCTCAATAGATCGACAAGCACTTATGTTACTAGAAATGTTACTGCCGTTACCGCCACAACCATTACAATCTCTGGCACGGCGGTAAATGTAAATAATGCCGATGTTATCTCCAATAACCTTAGAATTGAAATTTATAGAAATACCGCTAGCGGTATTGTGTATGCCCTTACGGTTGAAATACCAAATAACTCCTTTTCGGCCACACAGGTCTATACAGACGCAACTGGAACGCGTGGCGCCACCTTCGCAGATCCGATTTATCCTCCTAACCTCCTTACTGTCAAGCCCCGATCGCTGGCGGCAGTTCAGGGAGTTCTTTGTTGCGCCGGAGATAGCGCGAACCCCAATACGGTCTATCTAAACGATGTTGAAAACCTTGAAGCATTTCCTACTGCCACGCACAGCTTTGATATTCAATCGGGGCAGACTGGCATCCTTACGGCTCTTGCTGCCGACAAAGAATCTCTTGTTTGTTTCAAATCCAAGGCCGTATATCTCATATCGGGAGATATCCCGAATCTCAATTTTAGAGTCCAAAAACTTCACGAGGGGCAGATAGGCGCATCCTCCCCTTGGACCGTTTCGGAAGTGCAAGACAATATCATTTTTTTGTGTGAACAAGGTTTTTACTCGATTCGTGATGGGTTTATTGATCAGACAAGTCCCATTGGCGATAAAATACAATCTGTCTTCTTACCCACGGAAAGCACCACTACCCACAAGCTTCGCCCCCGGCGTGCAGTTTTATATAATGATATAAAGAACGAACGCCTTGTTGCGTATATTCCAACAGAGACCGTTTCGGGCTCAGATAGATTTCCCAACACGAATTCCCGCATCTTTGTCTTCGAATATGCTCCGGAAAAGCGCAGGTGGTTGGAATGGTACAATCTTAATATGGCTGGCGGTGTTATTACCGAGGCCGACAAGACCTGGTTTATGGCCAAGTCTTATGCTTCGGGTATGTTAAGTGGCTATGTATACGAAGCTTCCATGACCGAGACTGACTATGATTATGAAGACCACCATGAAGCTATTCAGTTTCAGTATTTCACACAATGGGACGACAACGGGGAACCTTCGGTCTTTAAGACGGCATTAAGAGCTAAGCTTTGGAATGAGGCCACAAGTTCTGCCAATTTTTCTTTAGATGGGAAAACGGAAAGAGATTTTCAAAGAAATATAAAGCATTCTAATTGGATCTGGGATTTTGGCACGTCCAATGCTAATGGCTGGGGAATTTTTCCTTGGGGAATTGGTCCTTGGGGCTCTCCCGTAACCTTAGAAGAAAAAATAAAGCTTAGATCTGGCAAACATAGAGCTATACGCTTTGTGCTTGAAAATAAAGACCACAACGAGAAGGTTTCGTTTAGCGGCCTGGAATATGAAGTTACGGGGACATACGGAAGGGAGATGAAAGATTAAATTCCTTGAACCTAAAAAATTCACTTCTTCTTCTTTGGTTGATGCGCTGGTGTATCTTTCCCAGGATCTTAGAAACTTTTTTAGAGATCTAACGACAGGTCTTACTAAACTTAATTTTGTAGATAATTTTTTTGGCTTTGAATTCTCTGGCACCATCGCGGCGGGGACGGAAAAGGCCATTATTAATCAGATGGGCGCAGGACACATCCCCACCGACTTTCTTATCACCTCCATCTCTGGCCAACCTACGATAGTTAAGGGCGATACTGCTTGGACCAGTAATACCGTTTACCTTAAGAATACTGCCACTAACACGACAGCGACTTTAACAGTTTTCTTTTATAGGTGATTGTGGCTTTGCGACTTTTAGAAATCCAATACTCAACGGCTCCTATAGCCAGCGATCTGCCTATCTACAACTCCACAACTGGGGAGTGGACTCCCGGCTCTTTGTCTTCCATTCTCGATGACGATCTTGACGCCATAGCCGCCCTTGTGGGAACAGATGGCATCTTGTGCAAGACTGCGGCCAATACTTGGGCACTCAGACAACTTACTCAGCCCGCTGCTGGAATAACCGTAACAAATCCAAGGGGCATAGCCGGTGATATAACGCTGGTCTTGGCAAACGATCTCTCTGCTCTAGAGGCCATGGCTGGGACGGGCCTTGTTGCTAGAACCGGCGCGGAAACCTATGCTCAAAGAACAATCACTGCCGGTTCAACCAAGATTACCGTTTCAAATGGGGGAGGCGTTGCAGGGAACCCAACAATTGATGCCGACGCTGGAGCAATAATTGCAGCCAAGGCGCCCACAAGATCTAGGGGCACTTCTGGGGTAAGTAGCACCACGTCAACAACCCTTGCTAGCCTAGTGAGTGTTTCGGTAGTTGTTTCAACGGGCGATATTGTCCTAGTAACCTCCTCTGGGGACTTTTCCGCCGATACCGCCGATGGTTTTACCAGGCTTGACCTTTTTAGAGATAGCACAAGTCTTGGACAAGACCTTTACCATAAGCATTATAACGCTAGCGCGGGTGGAGATAGCGCCCTTTTGACGCTTTGCACAACGGATGCTCCAGCTGCCGCAACCTATACTTATGCCCTTTACTGGGCTAGGTCGGGTGGGGTGACGGTTCACTCCTTAAGGGCCGAAATAAATGTCCTAGTATTTAAAACTCAGTAGTTGAGTTAAAATTTGAATTAAACTGGTCTGCGGGGACTGGGGGTTTCGTTGTTGTTGGCTTTTATCAGATATCTTAGAAGTGAGTACTTGAGTTAAAATTAGGGAAAGACGGGATAAATACCATGGCAACTAGAGCTGAAGAGATACAAAAAGCTATTAAAGAAGCTCAGAATCGTTTGGCAAAAGCTACCAGCAAGGCTGCCAAAGATTCCATAAAAGCCAAAATTGCCAATCTACAAAAACAATTGGCTGATAATAAGCCCGTTCAGGCAGAAAAGCCCCCACCTCCACCCCCTGGCGAAACACGACCCGATCCCTATTACGTCCCTCCCTATGTTGGGCCAGGAGGAGAGGTGATCCCTGCTAGTGGAACCCCCCCTCCACCTCCTCCACCACCACCTCCTCCCGGTGAGCCACCACCGCCTGAGGATAAGGATGAGGACGAGGACGAAGATGTCTTTTCCGAAAAAGAATCTGAACTTGAAGATTTAATTGCAAAGGCCCTCGCGGCTGGAAAAACTAATAAAGTAAATCGGTATAGAAAACAATTAAAAGACCTTCGAGCGGGGAAGCCGCCCCCCGGCGAGCCACCTCCCGGGGGACCGCCTCCTGGGGGGGCGGGCGGAAGGCGCAAAGGAAAATCTCGCACCATGGACGAAGTTCTAGAGGATTTTAGGAAAGCCCAAGAAGTAAGCAAGGAGATGGGCCTTGAAGATCCCCTTGATAGATTAAGAACTGGACCAACGGAAGAGGAGCAGTTTCTTACAGAATCTCAACGGGCCTTAATGGATCCCCGTTTGTCCTCTTATGTAGGTAAAAGATCGGAACAACAAAAACGTCTTCTTGAAGACTTAAGGGGTAGTGCGGAATGGGGCGGCCAAAGACAGGAAGAAACCAAAAATCTTCTTGCTCAATTACAGGCAGAGACGGGCACTGCTGGGGCCAGATCTCCCGAGCAGCAAAGACTTCTTGAGCAATTAGGCGGCATGGCCGAAGGGGCGGGGAAAAGAAGTGAGGCTCGACAGAAATACTTAGATACGCTTCAAGGAAGGGCTGACAAGGCAGGAGAGAGAACCCAAGAGATGACAGAGACGATAGCTCTTATGAAGGGCGGTCTTGCTGGGCTTAATGCCCAGGAAAATCAAGCCCTAAGAGAGCAATCCATGAGAGAGGCCCAAAGGCAGCAGCAAACAGCCCAAAGGGACTTGGCCACCACTCAGGCTAGGGGTGGAGTACGCGGTGCGGCAGCGAGTGCTCAGGCCTTACAAGCTGGCAAGCAGTTTGGCAAGTCCGCTCTTGAATCTGAACAAGATTTGCTTCTTAGAAATGTTGATATTCAAGATGAAAGACGCCGAGCCTTTGCTCAGCTTTTAGGGGGAGAGGAAAGAGCCGAGTTTGGTCGTGGAACTGAAGCCCTTGGTATGTATGGGGGCGAGCTAAGGGGAGCGGAAGAGACCGAGTTCGCTCAGAAAGCCCAGATGTTTGACCAATATGGTAGAGCGCTTTCTGCGCAAGAATCGGCTGAAGCTGCAAGGAAGGGAGAAGCTTTTGATAGATATGGTAATAAGCTTTCTGCGGCTCAAGCTGCCGAGTTCGAAAGAAAAAATATAGGACTTCAAGCTTATGCAAAGCAGCTTGGGGGACAAGAACAGGCAGAATTTGAACGTCCCCAATCTGTAAGAGCAGAAATGGGTCAATTCCTTGGTCAAAGAGGAAAAGAACAGCTAGCCAGGGAACAAACCAATCTTGAACAGCAAGCAGCCGAAAGAGCTTCAAAGCTTGCCGCTCTTACTGGCATTACTGGTTATGGTGCAGCTAAGGAGAGTACGGGAAGACAGTATAGATTAGCCAGGCAAGCTATGAGACAACAAAGAAGGGGCGGCGGCGCTGGCCAGCAGCCACCGGGAGTCAATCCTAATCAAGCTTACATCGATGAGATAGAAAGACTTGGTAGAGAGAGGGGTTATTTATGACACATTCATATCCATATGGTGACTATGCTTCAGGAGTTCCTGACTATCCCTATAGGAGCCTGATTTTTGATGAAGCAGGGGAATATGGAATAGATCCCAACGAGGCAATAAGGCAGGTCTTTGCAGAGTCTTCTGGAGATCCTTATTCTATAGGGGAACTCGGAGAGCGGGGGCTTATGCAGCTTTTACCTTCTACCGCAGCCGAAGAAGCTCAAAGACAAGGGATTTTTTCTCCCAATTTATTTGACCCGGAAACCAACTTAAAACTTGGTCTTGGTTATGCTAGGAAGCAACAAGATGAATTTGGTCCACTTGGTCCTATTGGTTATAATTGGGGGGAGGGAAACTTAAGAGGCGCCCTAGCTCAAGCCGCAACCACAAGAGAGCCCATCTCTTCTTTTATTCCACCAGGCCCTGAAACATACGCAAGTAAGATTAAAGGCGAAGATGTTTTTTCCATGCTACCTAAAGGGGAAGATAAGAATATCCAAACCCTTGAAACCACTTCCGCTTTAGGTGGCTTTGGTGGAGGGGCTGGGGGTGGAGAAGAAGAGGAGGGATTAACTCCCCGAGGAAAAAGAATTAGAGATCTCTCAGAAGAGATGAAGAGCTACCAAGAAGAGAAGGAGAGGCTTGAAGAGTCCCTTAAATCACCCGCCCCTCTGACCGCTGGTGAGTCTTTTGGCATGATAGGCATACCAGCCCTAGGAGTCCTTTTGGGGGCCGCCCTGGCGGGCAAGAGGGGGGCTCTAGCGGGCACCCAGGCTGGCCTGGCTGGTCTGGAAGTGGCCCAGAAGGGAGTAGCGGAAAGAGAGAGACAGGTTAGGGAGATTGGCAAAGAAAGGTTCCAAGATCTTACCAGACTCCAGCAGGAGAGCAGGGGAGAGATTAGAAGGCAGGAAGAGGCGCAGCTTGATTTTGGGGAAAGGTCGGTTAGAGAAGACAGATATTTATCCAACCCTTTGGTTAAAACAGCAATAGCCAAGATACGGAGCGGAAAAGAGGATACTGTCACCCAGGAGGAACAAGAGGCCCTGGCCAGTTCCTCACTGGAAGAACAAAGGCTTGTTGATATAGCAAGAAAGGAGCGTGGTGTTGAGGGGCGCTTCGGGAAGGCTCAAGATCTTAGAGAGCGGCAAAACCAGATGAGAATAGAACAAGGGATCCCCGCTCCCTATAGGGCCGTGAGCCCAGGAGCCAAAAAGCTTAGACCGGAAGATGCCGCAGAATATTCAAGTCGGTATGCGGGGGTCCAATCCATGATCCGCTCAATTGAGGATATGGCACAAACCGGCAGATTTGCTTTTACACGTGAAGATGCAATTCTAGCGGGGGCACTCTCTGGCATAATAACAAATCAATTCAGAGAGGCCACAAAATCTGGTGCCAACTTCACAGGAACCGAACAGGGATTTATTAAAAAATCAATCATGCCCAAGCTGGCCGCCGGAAGAACTTGGGAATCCATTCTAGCCACCCTGACGGGAAGAGATCAGGAGATGTACTTACGAATAATCCCCAAGGCTTTAAACGCTGGTATTGATGCTGAGCTTATAGCCCTTGGTTATACAAGACCTGGGGGCGAATACAACGAGCGCCAATGGAAGGAATTAGATAGAGATTATGGGGGAGCATCTCCCATTGCCGGGACTCCGCTCGTGGGAAAGGAAGAAAAAAAAGCCAAGATTTTAGCAGAGATTAAAGCAAGAAGGGGTAAATAAAATGGCAGACCTCTCCTTAGAAGATTTTACCCAAGAAGAATTAGCTAGCTTATCAGAAGAAGAGATTGATAGCTTGGCAGAAAGGTTGGCCTCGCAAGAGGATTCGAGCGGTGACCGCGATCTTAGCTCATTAAGTAGAAGCTTTGGTGGTTCTTCTGATGAACCTTCTTATATTAGTGATAGTTCGGGACAGATCCTTCCAAGTGATTTAACTAGGCCCTCTGGCGCCCCCATCCTTCCTACCCTGGGAGCTATTGGAGGAGGTCTCGCAGGTAGTCTAGCAGGCCCTATTGGAATGGCAGCGGGCGCAACACTAGGAGAGTCGGGCGGTAAGGGACTAGAGCGTTGGATAGCGGGAGAACCTGGCGTTTTCGGAGAAGAGCTTTTATCTCTCAACCCACTAGAAAATCCTGCTATTTTGAATTTTGCTATCCCTGGTGCTTTAGGAGCAATAAGCAAGGGAACCAAAGCTTTAGGCCGGGGGGCGAGGAGAATGGCCCAGATGGCGGAAGAGTCTGTTTTTGAGGTTCCTACAGCACTCAAGAAAAAGGAAATTGCTAAGGGCCTTCAAGAGGTTACTGAGGAAACTGGCGCAATTACTCTTAAAACAGACATTCAAAAAGCGCTTGATGCCTCTAAACAAGAGGGTATCTTTTCTGGTAGAATAGATCCTGAGAGGATTGAGTTTGCTAGAGCAAGTAAAGTACAAGAGCTTTCTGCTCAATTAGAAGAGGAGTTGGATGTACTGGATAGAGCTGTTGGTATTCATAGTGGTCGTCTACTGGGTGAACGTGTTCTTCCCTCGCTAGATGGTGCTTCCGAGTATGTAAGCACATATCGCGCTTCTCCTGGCGCAAAGATAGAACTGCAAAAAAGATTAAATGAGTGGAGAGAGCTTATTGGACAAAGCTGGGATGGTAGCCTATCAGATCTCCATCGTTTCAAAAAAGAAGTGTACGAAAAGATAAACTATAAGCGTCTTGAAGATCCCAATCTCATAGAGCAAGAAAAGGCAGTCTTAGATAGCTTAGTTGCCAAAGGGCTTAAAGAAACAATTGAACAAGAAGCTGATAGGCTTATACAAGATCCTGTAAAAAAAGATTTAGTTAAAAATCTAAATGAAAGGCTCTCTAACCTTCTCCAAATCAAACCCATCACTGTTGCCGCTGCAGCTCAAAAACCAACTCTGCAACAAATGATGGCTACAGGAGCCTCTGCCGTAGTAGGAAGCGGATTGGGTCCCTTAGGTACGCTAGGAGGCGGGCTTGGTGCTTACCTTGCTCAAACCCCGCAAGGAAGGCTACTGGGTAGGAACCTTCTAGAGGAAGTAGCAAATAGAACTCCAGGGATAGCTTCTCTTTTAGAAAAAGGATCCTTGCCGCTTATGGGCGCTAGTGCTGCGGGCAGGAATTTACCAGTTAATCAAGAAACCCCAGAGGGCCTGCGAAACTTGCTAGAACAGGGAGGTGGCGGCGGTGGGGGTGGGCCAACATTACCGACCGAAGTTCCGCTTTCTATCGAAGAGCTGCCAAGAATGAGTGGTGGATGGACTCCGGAAGTTGTTTCTAGCTTTGCACAAAAGATGATAGGTGGCGGGAAAGAAGAAGTAGGTAAGGGATTGATTTTAAAAATGGTCGAAGCCCAAAGAAGCCAGGATTTTGGAAAGATGCAGAAGCTTGTTGCTGATGCCGCTAAACTTTTCCCTGAATATTTCGAGAGGGGCGTTGGGATAGATGGGAAGATTTTTCATAAAGAAGATCAGGCAGAGTACATAAGCCAGCTAGAAAGAGCGGTAAAAAAGGGGGTACTTGATTCTACTTTTCTGGGCCGTCAGATGAATGCGTTTTCAGATCCAAACGATAGCAGTGTGCTTTCCATGCCGGTTCAGGATAGGGCAGGATCGCCAGCCAGACGAATGTTGCAAGCAGTGCCAAGGCCATTGCCATACTAGCATCTCCAATTTTTAGCGACGTGCTTAACACATCTTCTGTAAACCTCAATATCTTTCCAGGAAAGCGGCATGTTGGGGATCTCCCCCCTTCGTCTCATTTCTAGTCTCTCCATGGCATAGTAATAATAAGCTTCGGGGGTCTTAAGCTTGGGTGCGTCCGCAGACCAGGAATCTTTTAGTTTCGCCATCCAGTTATCGCATCGAGATCAATATTAATTAAATCTTTTCTAGGAGAAAGTCTTAGCGCATACCAAAGGAAATTTAGAGTATGTTTATAAAATTGCCGTTGCTTCTCCTTATTTAAGCCTTCTCCTGGTCCCCTTTTAAGCTTAAGAAGCATGTTGTCAACAACTTCTTCAATCCTTTCTTTTAGATCAAAATCTAAAGAGCCGGGAAGCCAGGTTTCCCAATCATCTTCACTTCCCATCTTTTTATCAAATTCAGTCTTCAATTCTTTTTTCTCTTTTAGCGTCAGTGCATACTTACCCATTTTCAATCTCATATTTCTTTAATTTTTATGCCATAAATCGCTTCCATGAGAAGCCTCTTGATAGTGAAAAGTCGATATGGCACGTTATTCTTACAACCCTTTACATCTTCTATGATCATCTTCCCGTTTTCTATATAGGCGAAATCTCCCACATAAGTACAAAGCTTTACTTCATTTAGTTCTAATTTAAATCTCGGCTGTAGTTTTAGGCCGCTTATTTCTCCAGCATCTTGTAAGATTTTTAATTCACTATATCTCTTTGCTTCCTTCTTTGAAGCAAAGTTATGACCATCAATTACGGTCCTTCTTGCTCCATACTTATTCCACATAGCGTGTTGGATAGAAAAGTTCTTTTTTAGCTTTTGCAATTCGGTACTGTTTATATCCACCGTAGTTCTTTTCTAAATATTGCTTAAACGTGAGAGGCCCCTTGGGAAATTTAAATTCCTTAACATAATATTTTGTGTCTTTATAGTTCTTTCTCTTTGGCTGAAGAAAGATTTCTATTTCTGGCTTATAATAGGCTTCTTCCGCGATGAGTCTCGCGTCCGCGCCAAAGAGAGTGCATTCAAATTCTGCCCCGTAGTCAGCGCGAAATATGAAATCAATATAGGGAATGCCGCGTTTGGTACGAGATGAATATATAATTGATTCTAACATGCCAAAGTAATGAAGAAGAATGGGGGGATTCTTAGATCTTCTGGCCATGAGAGAAAGGAAATGAAAGCCTTTCTCTTATTATGACATGGGATGCTATATGTTCAATAGTCTTCTAATCCAGTTATGATGATTTCTTGCCCAGCCCTCTTTTAAAACATCCAGGACTTTGCCCTGGGGATTCCAGATCTCAGATTCAAACATCGCGTGATATGTCCAATGCCAGTGCCATTTTTCAAAGATGGATATACAGTCTCCAATGTAAGCCGCCCTAGATGCCTCATCCGCATAATTGCAGACAGAGAATTCACCCACATATATAGGCTTCTTGGTCTGTTTTTGAAAATTCCTAACGGGTAAGAGAAGTTTTTTTAACCTTTCCTTGCTAAGATCCTGATCGGGGTATTTTCTTTCTTTTATATATTGGTAGAGTTTTTGATGGGTGAATGCGAGTGGCAGATACATATGGACCTCATACCAACAATTAGAGAATCCGTAATCTTGAGCGCTGAGAAAATGGGGTGGATCTGAGAAGGGGAAAGTGAGAATTAATAGCTTCTTATTATCTTCTTTTCTAAGAAATTCCCCAGTCTCTTTCATTATTGTGCGGATATGGCCAGAGGATCCTTTTGGTTCATTTAGAATTCCATAGCCATGAATTGCAGGCAACCCCTTGATATGTTGTAAGATTAACGTCCAACCTTTTATCGCAGCACCCTTGCCGAGAGAGGCTGGAACACGATGAAGATCCACAATAAATTTAATCTTGCCTTCAAATTCTTTCGCAAGGGAGACAAGCTTTGTGGAGTGTTCAATAACCTGCTTTCGCCATAAAGATTCATCTTCGGTTTGATACGGTGCTATTTGAAAACGTATAAGATTTATCTTTAATGATAAAAGATTTTCGATCTGTTCTTTTGTAGCCTCTGAGCCTACTTGAATGCCGCGCATTTTTCGTTGGCCAGGGTGAATAAAATTAGATGCTCTATAAGTTCTTGTTCAGGGCTTTTAGTCATGGCTTATATAATGCTAGAAACATGCCGGCGCCGTCGTTGTGGATTTTTATTTTGAGCACAGCTCTTCCTCATAGATATAAATCACACGCCTAGCTTCCATAATTCTCCTTGGTTAATTGGAAGGCCCAACGGGCCGCCAGCTTCTGGCTTCCTTTCTATTTTTCATTGCTCACCATTTATCCCTCTATGATTGTTGCGCAAAATCTTCTGGATCAATACCACCATTCATCCACGTTGCTGCCTTCCTAGCGTCTTCTATCTCGGGAGGAGTTCTGTTCATGTGAAGATGTCCTGTTGAGGGACAAACCATCTTTAGCAAATGAATAGGTTCCACATCAGCGTTCTCAATGCGAAGCAGCTCGTAGTGTCCGGAAGTTTTAGAGTAATACTGAGAGATTTTCCTGCCACCCACCTCATGGCAAATACGTTCGTACCCGATCTGCTCAATAAAAAGCTTTTTAAGCTCGGCATGCTCTTCCGTAAGAAGCCACTTGGGATCCCAGTCTTTAACGCATTTAGAGCCATATTCCTCCGGTAGTTGCATGCCATGCCAAAAATAAAAACCAAAGCCATCAGAGTACTCGATAGCTTTTCTGCCTTCAGCGTGAAGTTCTTTATTCTCGTCAAGGCTTATAAAGGTATGCTTTTCAGAGAAAATCACACACTCTTTAAAAGGCCACCACCAGTTACAATTGTGGGCAAGCTCAATAAAGGGCTCAACCTGAGCACACTCTTCTATACCAATCTCCCTCCAAAGGAACTCGTGCATCCCTACCCACGCTGCGTCGTGGTTGCCGTAAGCACAAGTATAAAGTTGTGCAGAAGTCTTCTCCTTTGGTAGCTCTTTGAGTCTTGCCACAAGAGATTGAACCAGGCCGGGATCTGCGGAGTCTTGACTATTCTCCTTATCCTTAGTCGTTCTAAAGCCATATTCTTCTTCCATGTAAGTAGCTATTGCCCTGGGAAGAGCAGCTAATGTTTGGTCGTCAACAAGCGGCTCCGTATAGACATCCAACAGAGCGGCGCATAGGACTCCCGCCATGGGTGACGGAAGGGTGATGATACATTCGGGGAAAACCTCGTTAATGGCTTTATAAATTTTTTTACCAGCTTCCGCCATTCTGTTTTTACCGCCGGGAGTCGAGGACAGGGCGATTTCCTGCCATTTTTTTTCGTAGTCTTTAATCTTATCTTTATTAGCTTCCAGCAACGCTTCTATTTCTTTTTCTGATTTACCCATTTTCCCATCCCAATCCGCCGCGCTCGCGGCGAGAGTGCCCCGGTTAATCAATTACTCTCTTCCAGCCCTCTGGCGTATGCTGTTTTTGGATCCTCACCTCATACTCACCCTCTGGGATTTCCAATGTCTTATGTCTGTCAGCACCCGGAATAGGAATCTCCCTGAGTTCATGCGCCTTTCCGTGCGCAAGTTTGGCGCTTTTAATTACCTTGATATAGGTCTTGTCATTGAACTTGAAAAGCTTAACCGCATCTGGAGTAATAAAGGTGTGCTGATGTCCTGTCAGCTCCCCGTAAGCTAGAGGCTCAAGGGGTTTCTCTTCTCCTTCAACCTTAGATGCCGGGACCAAAATCACATCTCCCTGTCTAATTGGAAGGCCCAAAGAGCCGCCAACCTCTGGTTTTCTCTCCATGTCAATTCTCCTTAGTTTTATATAAAAGTTTCGTCATACCCTTTGCCAAATGCCACGCCTTTGGCAAAGCCAAGGGCGAAAGCCTTGTCTTTATCTACATCCCTAGCTCTAATCAAATCCAAAAGAAGACTCATATAAAGAACGCCATAGCGGACAAAGGAATCAACATCATCAAAACCAGTTGTGTGTTTATAATTGGTATTTAAAATGCGCCTCCCATCCCCCGCAAGAACATCCCCGTGCGCTTTTATCTCCCAAGGCCCTGGCGGCAAAACTTGAAGCATTAAATCAATGCGCTCTAGCGCTTCATTCAGTGCCTCGTTCGCCCTATCTTGCTCTTGTGTCATTTTTTTGTTCTCTAACTATGAGTTTATTAAAGAGAGGTAGCCTCCCTTGCTCAATTAAACTAGTCAAAACATGGTCAATACCATTTCGATTTAAAGGGTTGCTGGCTAGCTTTATAACCATTTCATCAAAAAGACAATTATCGGAAGGATTCTCTGCATATTCTTCTATTTTTTGAAGATCGGCCGTAATGGCCAAGCCAAATTCCGGGACTTCTCTTAACTTCTTTAATATATCAAGCTCAAATTCTCGCGTCGGTGAACCTTGTTTCCTTATTTTCCCATTACTCAATTCCTTATCATATTGAGAGGGCCCATTTCCCTCTTCGAAGTGATACATTCCGTCTGCCAGTGACCAATCAAGCCACTCTTCGGGGGAACCATGAAGATTCGATATTCCGGCATGATCTAAAATTATAGATCCTTCCTTGCCGGGATAGGAACGCAAAGCCCTTCCTATTTGCTGAACATAAAGAGCTTT